AGAAATGGACGATAAAACCGGAATAATATGTTTAATATTAGTGTTTTAAAATATAAATGGGGGGGGGTAAAATCCTGTTTGCTTTATGATGAGAAGAAGGATGCTACCCAAGGTGAAGATAGTAGAGGTATTCGAGGAACTGTCTCCTCAGGATAATGGATATTGGGAAGTTCCTGATGGGGTCTATAAGGTTGAGTTCGCCTTGGTCGCCGGAGGCCTTAATGGAGGATATTCCGATATATATAATGCCGGGAGTGGTGGCAACGGAGGTGGTGTACTGACTGGGACTATACCCGTAAATCCAGGTGTTACATATAGGGTGGTTGTCGGAGATATAGGTGGTGATAGTATATTCGGTATATATCAGGCTATTGCCGGCAAAGGTGGAATAGGCGGATATGGAGTTAAAGGGGATGGCAATGATCCTTCCCCGGGAAATCCAGGGCAAGATGGATCATATGTTTTTAATAACAAATATCCTGACCGATACCCTTATCCTATGGGCGCTGGTGGTGGATCGGGAGCTTATACAAGAGGATGGGGTACAGGCTTTTTATCCGGAGGTAAAGGTGGCAATCACGGAGGAGGTGATGGGGCTGGAGTTGAGGATACTGAGGGTGTTATTATTAATGGTAAAAATGGAGATGATGCCACTTATTATGGAGGTGGTGGAGGAGGAGCCTCTAAAGCTTCTAATAGTGGGGCTACGAGAGGTCGAGGAGGATCAGGTTATCGTGGTATTATTATTTTACATTATTTTAAAAATGGATAACATGAATAGAAATGATATTATAAAAGAACTAGGTTTGTATTTTGATATAGTGGAATTGGTATGTCCTCATACATATAATAAGTGGAAGGACAGATCGTGGCAGTTTCTTGATACAGCATTTCTCCATAATTTACTTATATTACGGAGGGATATAATCAAACAGCCTATGTATTGTAATAATTGGGACAAGCAGGGGCAGTTTTCCCAACGTGGTCTTAGATGCAACATCTGTCAGATAGTTAAGGATAAGAAAGATGTTTATCTATCCGCTCATGTGTTGGGTAAGGCTGGTGATTTTGATATCAAGTCGATGACGGCGGAACAGGCTAGAGGCTTGATCTTGGATCATCAGGATATGTTGCCATATCCCTTTAGGCTTGAGGGTAAGGTTGGTTGGTTGCATTTTGATAGCCTTGATACTAGGAACGGTATACATGCCGTGGTGTTTTAGGTGCTTAAAGGTATAGTGGTTAACTTTGCGTATAGGGTACAAAATGAAAGACAAAGACATGATAGAGCGAGTAGGGGCTTTGTGGAATATTGCGCTTGCGTATGGTGCCTCTTGTTGGGCTTACTTCCAGCCAGTGCATCATTTATTGATTGTATTACTTATAGTATTAATAGCTAATTTTTTGGCTAGGTTAGCGCAAAGCGTAAGGGGCTGGAAGCTCCGTAGAAGCCGTAGGAGGAGGTTTAGTTTCAAGAGATGGTTTAGGGAGGTCAGGTTTACTGATATTCTTAAGGAGTTCGCTTTGTCCTGTTTTATAGTAATGACATTATGTGTTATATATAAGACGTTATACCCGATCGAGGAGGAGGCTAGCATGATACTTACTGTAACCAAATATGGGGTGTATATAGCTCTTGTTGGATATGTTATGCTTTTCCTGAATACGATAGGGGATGCTTTCTCTGACGCTTATTTGGTGAAGGTATTCAAGGCTGTGTTCAAGAGAATAAACGTGTTCAAGATGTTTAGTTTTTCCAAGAACATACCTGACGAGACGTTTGACGATATAAAGAAGATTGCTGATGATGAGGTTAAGGATAAGTCTTAGGGCGATTTTTTGTTTAGGTCTGTCGCTATTCCTGTCCTCTTGTGGAAGCAGGAGGCAGGTTAGCGAAACGTCTATTGATAGCCGGTTGATCAGCAGGATAGAGACGATGATAGATGAGGTTATAGACCGTAAGGTGGTGGAGATAAAGACATCTGATCTTAATGCCGATATCGTTATAACTGAGAGGAAGTTCGATACGGACAAGGATGTTGATCCTGCCACGGGGGAACGGCCGGTGTCCTCGCAGACAGATACCCATATCGTCATTGGCCGGCGGGACAGCACGGTGACAGCCGATTCCCTTGGAGTTAATAAGACAAGGAATGATATAAAGGATCTGGATAATAAGACAAATATCAAATCCAAGGACGTAGATGATAAGAAGGAATCAAGATGGCCTATAGTGTGGATAGTAGCTGGTATCTTGATGATATTGTTGGTATTGGTGTATATATTGAAAAAGATAAAGGTTTTATGAGAAGAAGAATGTTGAATAATGGAAGTGATGGTCTTGTTGATCAACACACAAGATTCTTGATGAGATTTGACAATGATTTTAAGGTTGATGGATACCCCCCCCCTAATATCGAGGATGGTTTAGAGATCAAGGGAGGAGAGTTTGTTACCGATTCTATAAGAACTGGATATAAATACACAAATACGTCTAATTCTTATGGGATGATTAATACATCTAGTACATTGTCACCTGATCTATTTGGTAATGGAGATCCATTTACCATTGATTTTTGGTATAAACCATTAGTCGTTATTAACGCTTGTTCTGTTGGCCATGAATGGTATAATGGTATTTTTTATTTTGGTATAGCTGGTGATGCTGGTGATTTAGGTTTGTTTTTTGCTACTCAAAGAGGAGCGCATGGAGGTAAAGCATCTGATGCTATTATTGGTAGGTGGTATCATATAGCTATGGTTAGGGTTAATTATACATTATATGGTTTTGTCGATGGCAAACGGTCTGTTTCATTCCCATGCTATAATATTTCATTGAGATATAGTAATATAGATTTTAATAGACAAAGGGATGGTAGTAATAGGGCGTCTTTTGTAATAGATAATTTTAGGATAAGTGATGTAGCTAGATGGACGTCTGATTTTGATCCTCCTAAATAAAAAGGGACTATGATCTCTCACCGTCCCTTATCTAATTAGTTTTTAAAGAATATGCAAATAGCATAGAGGTCAGTCCATGATTCGAACCGGGGTGTATGGTTTTGCAGACCACCGACTAAACCAACTCATCCAACCGACCGTGACGCGAATATAAAGATTTTATTTGACCAGATGACTTAATTAACCATCTTTTTAACTAACAACTTCCCTTAAAGCCAAATAGTTCTTATTTAACTTCTGGAATCGTAGAGATAATTGTATAGACAAGTATTGTTTTTAGGTGACTCTTGTTGGAAGCCAATGAACAAGGTGGCGGCGTCATAGCGTGGGGCTGGTGGTTGCCTTCCATGGCCGGCCAGGAGCGGAGCGACTCACGACCCACCCTGCCGATTCCCTTTGGCACTTCACGCTTTAGCGCAGAAAAGAAGTAAACATATAGGATCATTATGTTTAAAGATAGTAGTCATCTGCCAAATAAGATCGAATGTAAGGATATAGTAAATATCTCAATAATACAATCATAAAGAGTCTTGAGTGGGATTATTAAGATCTTTATCTGCCAACATACTACTCATTTTTAAATTAATGTTTTTTGGATGTCTACTTTAGATAATAAAAGGCGTTAGCTAACATCATTTCATTAATCGGGTTATTAATTAGAAATTGGTAAGAATTAAATAAAGGAATGCTTTATAATGAGATTTGCTTCAGAAAGAAGCGAAGCTTCTTATTACACATGTCACAAAATGGACAACTGTGTTTCAGCTAGTTATGTTATTAATGAAATAATAATGGTGATATATGGGAAAATTAATTCATCTTATTCTTTTAAAGGTCTTATATTTTGCTTATATTTGAAGTGGGCAAAATATGAACAATATGAATTTCGACTTGAATTATATAAGGAAATGCTCTTCTATGATAAAGGAATTCCCGGTGTATACCGAGGCTGAGAAGAAGCAGGTAGATGAGGGGTGTACTTGCATTAAGCTATCTAAAGGTCAGCCTATATATCCGCGTAATTTCAAGAAACGTAGAGATACTTTCGCTGGCGCTGATTATACCACGGCTAATCCTAGGAACATCAGTCCTGATGATATTTATATACCTCCCTACTTTAGGCTTAAGATTATTATGGCTATTATCATCAACTTTGATAGAGCTATAGTGTTTAATAGGATATCTGATAAAGATTTTAAGCTAGGTATGACGTACCGGTTTATCTATGAGTATGTAGGATCGTTTAAGTGTTTTGAGAAGGCTTATAAGATGATATCGATGGTAGTTGATAGCGAGTTGTCGATTATGAGATCAATCGGAGATTATAATTATAAGTGGAATATTCGCAAGGTTTATCCATCATGCTTTGTAGGCAAGGCTAAGTTCAGGTATATTGGCGGCGAGGACAATGCTCCTGTAAGTTCAAAGGGGAGGGCTAATAAAGCTAGAAGAGCCGCTGTTGATTACAAAGTTATGATTATGGTGAATATCATAAATACCAGATCTGCGAGTAAGATAAGGAAGATGATTGACTCTGATGGTAGTCTTAAAAACAATGGTAAAAGGTTTGACGGCAGGAATGATAAAGTTCTTTTCAGTATATTCAATAGTCATTTGATTCACGAGGGGTTTAAGGAAGTTAAAACCTCGTCCTTATATAAGTACTTGAAAGAGGCCTTAGATTTTTTAGGTGTAAGTCTATTAGAGTTAAGATCTATTGCTGATAGAGCTATTTCTGACATAGAGGATGGCAAGGAAGGATATGAGCCTGGCCTATGCTCTTATGATGACTGTTTTG